CCCTCATAAAACAAGAACATTGATAATAATTAAAGAGGCGGGGTTAGAACCTGGTATAAACATTATTCCCTGTAATTCTGAAGAACAAGCGTTTGAGCTCGAAAAACATCTCATATCTAAATATGGGCGATCGATAGACGGCGGCATTTTGACAAACCTTTGTTACGGGGGCGAAGGTAATTCGTCGGGTCAGAAAAGAGTGTTACAGTTTAATGTATATCGTGAACTAGTAGGATCTCACAATTCATTGCAAGAGGCTGCGCAGGCTGTGGGTGCTCACAATTCATCCTCAATAGTTGCTGCATGTAAAAGATCCACAAAATCCGGAAACGGAGTTCGTACGCCATATGGCTACGTGTGGTGTTATGAGGGAGACGAACCCGACTGGGATTGGGCTTTTCAGAAGAAAACCCCCATCTTTTTATATGATGACAACCTTGAGTTAATTGCACGAGCATCAAATCTTTCACAACTACGATTGCAATATGGGTTTGATCCCGGTGCTGTTTCGACTGCTTTGAAACAGCACCGGAAGTATAGAGGATTTATTGTTTCCGACCGCCCTCTCCATAAAGACGATGCTCCATCGGTTTTACATTGCCGTTAGCATCATAACCGTAATCGCCATTGTATTTAAACAGCATCTCAGCCTCGAACAACAAAAATTGAGCAATTCTTGTACCAACTTTAACTTTCATTGGTCCAATATTAACATGCATTACTCCTGCAACAGGTCCTGAAAACGCTGAGTCGTACAGTCCCGACGTAATGTACACACCATTACGATTCAAAGTAGATCTTGCGACTATCCAGCCAGCCTCTCCCTCGGCTATGTTTACTGTATTCTCCATAACAACTTCATACTTACCAGGAGCAAGTAGAAAATACCCTTGATCATCTGGTTGCACTTCGACTGTGGTTCTGTGCTTCTTCTGATCTTCGTCGATGTGAAATACATCTGGTTGGATCACGAACACTTTTTTCAAACGTAGATCAACTGCGTTGGGTTGTGCATCACCTGACTGAACAGATGTGATTGTTGATGATGTGGTGTTGGAGTGGATGTGCTTCATACTCATTGAACACCTCCCCGCTTAACACGCTTTTCTTCTGCTTCAACAGCATACATCATCAGGACGATGTAGTGAATGGCCTTAAGAAGATCTTTACGATTACGACCTTCTTTCTTACCAAAGCGAGCAAGATACTTGATTGCTGTATCTCTTGCAGTCGTATCTAGACTCCCTAGCGAAAACCAGAAGTCTACAGTTTGGATATCACCATCGCCAACGTAGTGTTGAGCATAGGTACTTTTAATATAATTCATCACCTCTTCGAGGTGCTTGTCTTCATCATATTTGAATTTGGGATTATTTTCTATCATTTATCACCTTTCACAATATATACACACATGATCATGTATAACGCTGACAAAGATCGTCGATCTTCCTCATGTTATCAAGAGCTAAGTTTTTAAGAGAAATGTCGTCTGTATGGAAGTCGAAATCTACTTCCTTCTCGTATTTACCATTCAACGCACCAGAAGGAGAGCCATCAAACGCAATATTATTTAATCCATACCATACGGCTGCAGAACTATCCCATGTGTCAATGTATTGTCCAAAAGGTTGGCACAGTAGCTCAACTTCTCTGTAGCCATCAACCATTCCAAGGCAGTGTATTTTCTTGCCGTTTTGCTTGATTGTTTGGAGTATTCCTTCTTGCTGCAGTCTATGCATAAAAGCCCAGCGAGACAAGAATCGTTGAAGTTTGTTCCCCTTCTCTACGCCATAAGCATTCGGAACAGCCAGAATCGAAACCCCAATATAATCGACTTCTGCAGCCGTACTTGCCCAACGAAACCCTTCGACAAGATCTTCGAGGTCTCCGATTACCGATTGAGGAACAAAGAACGTTCCAAACCCTGCAGCACGTAGCTCAGGAGCCATCTCAATTGCTTTGTCGATAGTTTTCTGTCCAGGTTCAGCAGGATAATCAGACATTACGATGTAGTCTGCTTTGACACGAGTACCCATCTCGATCAGATGTTCCGACGGATACATCGGACGACCTTGTTTATACATTTCGAAGGCGCTGTTATCCATGATCACAACGGAGGATGGGTTAGATGTTTTTTCTTGATTGTACCATTCAGCGTATACTGGATCTTCTTCAACAAGATGAGCTAGTATGAGGTGGTGCTTGCGACCACGTGCAAAATCATTAAGGTGAGGGGTTGTAGATATATGACAAAATTCAGTCATCAAATGCTCCATGATTAAAAATGGTTGGTAGGACAATCCTACCAACCATTGTATGACAACTCATTGAAAAGTCAATGATTATTTTGGTTAATGAATGTCGTGAAATGGAACATATGTTGCTCCACCTTTGTGTTCGACGTGTGCATATGAGCGACCACCCATACGCTTGATACCTCGGTACGTGCCTGTAACTTTTTTACCAGTGGTAGCATGTTTAAAGGAAACTTTCGATCCCTTTTCAATCTTTTGGACACGCTTCTTGTGATCGTTGGCAGTAGCTTCTTCAATATGCTCTACAGACTCGTGAATTTGATGAACGGGAACATATGTAGCGCCATCCTTGTGCTCGACGTGTGCATAAGAGCGGCCACCCATTTGCTTGAGCCCTTTGTACGTACCAGTGACTTTTTTACCGGTTTTCGAACTGGTGAAAGAAACTTCCGAACCCTTTTGGATCTTTTGCACACGCTTTTTGTGCTGCTCGTATGACGATGTTTCTTCACGAAGTTGAGCGAAGGTTTTCATTACAGACTCCTCGTGGTGTGTTTAACTGTAATGCTATTTATATAAAACAAGGGCGCTGCCTTTACAACGCCCTTGTTTAGCCTTTTACTGAGGTACGTAGACAGAACGCGCTCCGTTTTCTCCATCTTCTGATATCTCGATAACAATCTTACGACCTGGATACTTTTCGTTAATCTTTGTAGCCAGCTCATCAGAGATCATCTCACAGCTACGGTAATCGAGCTGAAGAGTTCCGTCGTTGTATAGACGTTCAAGCCAACGTTTGAACTGGATGAATTCGATGTCACGATCTTCATGGAACACTTCGATCTCAACACGGAACTTGAACATATGACGATGAGGATACCCAAGGAAGCTGACATCGTCCCAGTCACCAGTGGCAAGTTTAGGATCTATCAAAGCTGCTGGATACTTGTGTACACCCTCTTTTTCGAACTGCACGAAGATACGATTGACTACCTTTTTGAACCTGGCAGTGTCCACAGCCTCTTTGTCCTGTGTGTCAATATTGACAGTGTTGTTCGTTGCTGTCTGGGCCGAGTTGACAATAATTGGATTGCTGTCGCTCAATATCGTTTGTCTCCACCCATCACCCTTCGACATGACATTGGGTAATTTCCCCAAGGTGTCAATGGCCTCCTTTCCATTCGCCAGGAATTTTTGGAGGTCGCTTCGATTGCACCAGAACAGCCTGCTTCGCTTGATGTCAGCAAAAAAGACACGATCTGTTTTAGCACGATACAAGCGATCGGAATCAATATAGATCACACCATTATCAGCAACAGCATGAGCAATGCCGGAATATGTTTTATTCCAACCTTTTTTGGTGAATCTGATATAATCGCGTAGAGGTTCGGCCGTCCAGTCTTTCCATGCGCATATGGATTTGACGATGTATTCTTGGGTGGTAAAAGCATTGCTCATTATGTGACTCCTTTCACAACATTTTTGTTAACATTTTTACACGTCGAGATACCATATGTTCATCTTGGCACTCGACGCAGAATTTGACTCCTGGAACAACACGACGACGTGCCTCAGGAATCTCCTCACCACAATCCTTGCAGTGAGTACAACTGACAACCCCGTAGCTATGTTGCATTGCATAGCGTGCAGCATACACTCCGTTACCTACGTAATCGTCGACGATCTGTTGAGCAGCGTCAGCAGAGTTGCCAATGTATCCAGTCATTTTGTTCTTCCTCGATCTGATAGATCGTACATCAGATGGATCGTGTTATTTGACAACGCGGTCCGTAGGAAATAAAGCAAGTTGGGCTGCGATCTTATCCAAATCGCGAGTCGAACGAGCTTCGTTGATTGCAAAGCAGAAGTTTTTCAGGTTCTTGTCGTTCTTA